AGCGTCGGTGCTTGATAATTTATTGGTTGGAGCGCAACTACAAAACACCAACCAAATTGAATTATCTGGAACATATCCAGTTAAGGTTTACGCACCAATCAACGCCAACTCTGGATTACTTCAAGTCAAAATTACCCCTCGTTTTACTGGAACAGCGCCAGTAGTTAATGACGCTTTAATAAGACTTTTCAAAATTGTATAAAATAATATAATAAACACGTGTAAATAATATATTGATTTATTATAAATGGATTATTTAGCAACGAAATCTTGGATGTGGAAGGGACACGTATATCCCATCGCGGTTGGAATACTTACCCAAGCAAAGAAACCAGATGGATACAAGTCATCTCAATCATCTTCAATTAGATTTCTCCCCACAGAAATCCAGAATGCCGAAAAAGACACGAAATGCGCGAAAAAGCAAGAAATCTAACAGAAATCTAAACCAAATTAGATATGTATTAGTAATAATTTTAAAATTATTACGAACAGAAATCAATAGCACATATAGATTTCCGTATATAAGCATTAGATTTCTTGTAGCGCTGTTTAGATTTCTTCTTTAAGTCGTTTTCCTTATATATATAAGTATTCCAACCATACATTTAAATGTATTTAGTAATTCATTTAGATTTATTATATCTACTAATATTATAAAAGATGAGTTTCACATTCCAAGACACCGCAGATAATGTTTATTACGATGTGACTATAACTAATTTAGAAACAATCAACCGCAATCCTCCGTCGCTATACTTTAACGAAACCAGAAACACGCCTTTCGTGTATGACCCAGAGAGTTATTATTTAAGCATCATTCGTTTTACATTAGACACGCCCACTCTCCCAGTGTTCATTCCAATCATTCAACCTAATCAAGGTAATCTTAATTTAACGATATATTCAGTTACGCTCTCTTGGACTAATCCAGTCGCACCTTTTCAAGTATTTAACGAACAGACATTTGTTCAGTTCGTTCCGCAAATTCAAGGTGTTACCGTTCCAGCACCTCCAAATCAAACCACAGACGGTCTCCAAAACAATTCAACTGGATATTACGAAATACTAAATTATCAGTATTGGATTGAATTGATTAACAATACATTTACGACTTGCTTTAACGCATTAGATGTTCAAGTTACAGGCGCAGGTTTAGTTCTTCCTTCTACCCACGCTCCCAGTATGTCGTGGGACACGATGAGTAATAGCGCTATTCTAACCGCAGAAAATGATGGATACAATCCAGTTGACCCAACTCCTCCAGGTAATTACAACCCAATTGAGGTTTATATGAACCCAGCGATGTATCAAATATTTAGCAGTTTTCCAGTAATTGTTAAAGGGTCAGTTGGTATTGTTGCTGGTAAGAATATTCAATTAATAATGAACGGATTTGGTGGCGCAAATATAGTGATATTTCCCCCAACCGCCCCAGCGCTTTCACAGTATGAAGCGCTTCAAATAGTTCAGGAATATTCAACTCTTGCTCTCTGGACACCAATTACCTCAATAGTATTCACTTCAAATACTTTACCAGTTGTTCCAGCAAATATTTCTTCCCCACTCCTATTCATCAATGGTGAAGTGTATAATAATGGTGGAAACAATTCAAATATTTCGCAGGTAGTAACCGACTTCGTGAGTGATAACGGTGTTTATAAACCGAATATTGTTTATACTCCCAGCGCTCAATACCGATTGATTAATTTAGTAGGAAATACCCCCATCTATAATTTAGACTTAAACGTGTATTGGAAATCCAGAACTGGGGTTCTCCAACCTTTCAAATTATCTTCTGGTTCAACCGCCACCATCAAACTCCTATTCACCAGAAAGGGAACTGGTGGAAGTTCTTCAGGATAACTTATTTAAGGGGAACTGAACATTTAGAGAATTGTTTTCTTTAGCGCTGAATAAAATTTTAATCCAAAAAATTAAAATGTTATTGTATTATATAAAATGAGTGATTTCCGCTGTGTATTAATTGAAGACTCTCGTATCGCCGATATTACTTCTACAGAAGGGTTTGGTGTCCTCTCTGGACCAAGTCAAAGCACATTCCAGCAATTTCAGGCAGTTTCGTCAAGCAATTCTTCGCTTGTATTTAACGTCCAAATCCCCAGTGAAAATATCGTAATTGACCGCCATTTACTCCTATCAAGTGAATTGTCTTTTGAGATTTCCGCTGGTGGCGCTGGTTATCCAGTTCCCATTGGCGCCAAGGTTTTCCAGTATGGTTTAACCGATAGTTTACAGGCATTTCCCTTGAACTCTTTATTCACTACAACCCAAGCAACAATTAACAACGTTTCAGTTTCAACCAATTTACAAGATGTCTTGCCGATGTTGATGAGAATGAACTCCACTGAAGCATTAAGCAGATATAATTCAATGACTCCTTCATACCCAGATTGCGCGTGGGGGGAATACAAAAATGCTGTCGGTTCAAACGCCAACCCTCTTGCGTCTTATAACAATATGGGATATGATACCGATTTAGTCCCTCGTGGCGCTTACAAATTGGAAAGTCTCCAAATTGATAGATATGTCGCTGGTGTTTATACTGACCACTCTCCCATCTCTACTGACCCAGCAACTAACACTTGGAAAATCTTTATTAAGGTTGTTCTAACTGAACCCTTCCTTGCCTTGTCTCCCTTTATTAATATGACCCCCAACTGTTGCGCTGGTCTTGTTGGTGTGAATAATATGAGTATGGTGTTAAATGTGGATAGTTCGTGTAAGAGATTGTTCTCTACCGCCAACAACGCCGTAAATGGCGGTGGAAACGGATTGACTGGATACATTAGCAATGTTGCTCTTGGTTGGGCAGATGCCCCCAACGGTGGAACTTCTCAAGCAGTCGGTTTCGCTAATACCAGATTGCTCTTTAATTTCCTTTCTCTCCAACCTGAACAATACGCCAAGATTTCCACAAAAAACGTGGTGAGTTACAATGATTTTCCTCGGTATTTGACCACATTTTCCAGCGGAACTACATTTGCCCCTGGTGAAACCAAGACTTTAACATCTCAATCATTACAACTCAATCAAGTTCCAGATTTAATAATGATTTGCGCTCGTGTGCCGATGTCCGCCCAGAATTGGAATTACAGTAGTTCCTTTTTAGGAATAAACGGTATTAGCGTCAATTTCAACAACGCATCTGGTTTGCTCTCTACCGCAACCCAGCAAGACCTTTACAATATCTCATACGCCAACGGAAGTTCTCAAACTTTCAACGAGTTTAGGGGATTTGCTGATATTAATAACAACGCTACTGGTGGGGTCACCGCAGTCCCCACGACTGGTGGTATGCTTGTATTGTCTCCTGTTTATAACTTTTCTCTTCCTTCATATTTGTCCGCTTCTTCTCTCGGTCAATACCAGTTCCAATTCAATATGTCGGTTACTAATCAGTATGATTTTAGTGTCGCTCAACCTGAAATCTGTATTATTACAATGAACTCTGGTATCTTCGCCACCCAGCAAGGAACATCTCAAATCTTCACTGGTATCCTTACCAAAGAACAAGTCTTGAGAACAAAGGAACAGAACCCTCAACCCGCCCTTTCATCCACTGAATACAAACGTCTTGTTGGTGGGCAACTTGGTAATCTTGGTATGGGTAATGTAGCGGATATGGTCAAGAAAGTTTCTGGAATGCTTCCTTCCCAAGTTAAGGATATGATGAAACAGTTCGGTGTTGGTGGCGCAATGAGTGCTGGGGCAATGTCTGCTGGGGCAATGAGTGCTGGGGCAATGTCTGGTGGGTCAATCAGTATGGGTGGAAAATCTAAATCAAAACTCGCAAAACACCTTGCTTAAATTAGATTTATAGATTTTTCGGTAAAATCCCATCAAAATACATATAAAAGTGAATTATTAAGTATTTAGAATTAATTATATTATTGAAAATAATAATATAAGTAATGTATATAACAATGAGTGGAATAGAACCTGTTCAAGAATACAACGACTTAATTAAGCGCCATCTTTTAGACGCAATTCAGCGTGGAATTGTCGGTGGTCTCCCTCAACCCACGATGTTCGGTGGGAAACGAATGAGAAACTTTGTTTTACCAGCATCTACCGAGTATGATTATCCCAGTTCTCTCGCTGTCGGTCATTTAGGGGCATCTCAACCAGATATGTTGGGTGGTTCATTTTGGGACGACTTTAGTAAAGGTGGTATTAGACACTTGAGTAAGAACAAGAAGGGTGGATTTTTGATTGGAAAGGATGGAAGTGGTGTTAGAACTCAAGCAATGGGTGGATATATTGGAATGACTGGAAACCCTTATAATGAAGGCGGATTTGGTTCTCCCAACACACAGTTAGATAATCACCCACATTTTTATTCTGGTGGTGTAATATCTGGCGCTGGTATTTGGGACAATTTTAAATCTGGATTTACGCAAGTGGGAAACGCTCTCGCGCCTGTTGCGAAAGAAGTATTCCACAGTGTAGTAGTTCCTGAAGGAAAGGAATATTTGAAACAACAAATCAAAGATTATAAAACTGGGAAAGGTGGGTCAAAATCCAGCGCTATCATTGCGAAGATGATTGGAAACCAACGCAAAGGATTTGATATTAATGCCGTCAATCGCCCATCTGGAAACGCTATTTCTTACGCCAAGAAAGCATTCAAACAGAAATATGACGGTAAGAACCCCAGTGATATGTGGAATACTTACAAGGGTGAGATTAAAGCGCAAGAAGCACCCAAAAAGCGTGGAAGAAAACCCAAAGCACCAGCACCCAAAGCAAAAGCACCAGCGCTGATAATAGAAAGTGATAGTGAGAGTGATGAAGATGAACCCCAGAATGTAGTCGTTTCAACTCAATCTCCAGTTGTTCCCTATAATCCAGCAAAGGGGGTTAAGGGTCGCAAACCACGTGGGAGACCTCCCAAAAAAGGCGCAAAGGGAACGGCAGATATTCGTGGATTTTTCGGTCGTGGGCGCGATGATATTTTGACTGGTGGCGATGTCCTCGGCGATATTAGTAAAGTGGGTCAAGCAGTTTTACCCTTCTTACCGTTATTAATGGGTCTTGGTCGTGGTGACCAGATGCCTCCTCATCCTTGCGGTGGAAATTGGACTGATGACTTGGCGAATATTAGTAAGTCTATTGCCCCTTTCGCGCCCTTGTTAATGGGTCTTGGTCGTGGAAAAATGCCGTCAAAAATCGCCATTAATAAAATCATTAAATCTGGCGGTAATTGGGCAGACGATTTGGGAAATATCGGCAAGGCAATTTTGCCTTTTGCGCCCTTGTTAATGGGTCTTGGTCGCGGAGGTTCATTTATTGACGATTTGGGTAAGGTTAGTAGCGCTGTCGCTCCTTTCATTCCATTATTACGCGGTTTGGGTCGCCCAAAGAAAATGAAGGGTGGAGATATTTTGGGCGATTTGGAAAAAATAGTTTCGCCATTGTTGAGTGGTTTAGGACGTGGTGGGTCTTTATCTGGAAAGGCAACAAGACGTTCCCCAATGGTCGGCGCAGATGGACACGGTATTTTAAATTTTGCTCCAGTCGTCGCAAAACCAGTCGGTTCTGGTCGCAAAAAGAAGGGTGGTGTGATGATAATGGACGACCCAAGTCAATTCCAAGTCAATACAGGATTAATGCCCCCAGCATTAGCGTCTTATAATCCTCCAGTTCCAAAAACAACTGGGTCTGGACGCAAACCCAAATCTGGCGAAAAACGTGTTTCGGCACGTGGCGCAATCGTCGCAAAGATAATGCGAGAAAAAGGATTAAATCTACCTCAAGCGAGTAAATATGTTAAAGACCACGGTCTATATTAATTTAGTGTTTCGTAAATAGAAATATAATACAAAATAAAAATATAATTGTATTATATAAATGCCGTTATTACCGAGAAAGAATAATTTGGATTACCAACCAGATAATATTATACAAGCGTCAAAGCAATTGACGACGATTGCTCTGGACAATATGAAGAACCCTCTTACCGACCCAGACCAACCAGCGCTGAATGCTCTTACTTCACAGAAATCCGTAAATGGAAGTATGACCGAGTTTAGCAAAATGTTAATACAATTACAATCATCATTCACTAAAGCAAAACAAGAAGGTGTTAAAGTCGCAAAACAGATGGGAATAGAAATAGACTTAACTTTACCAAGTATGCGCGGTGAAGGCAGACCAATTGGTAGTAAAAATAAACCCACTACTACACCAGAAGGCGTGGTAAGAAGCGTTATAAGAGTTCCACGCAAAAAAGATAAGCGAAGATTGCTAATAGTGGATGATGATACTATTGAAAGACCACTTCGCAACCCAGACAATTTGAGTTTATACGAAAGAGTAATGAGGGGACAGTCTCGTGGTAGCGCTGAACCAGTTGGACGATATGGTGTATTACCAGTTGCCGATTATTCACGCCGAATGATTTCACAAGGCGCAGTCGCAGATGCCGAAATTGATGACCCAGATGAAGAAGATACACGAAGTTCAGTTGTTCCACGTAGTTATTCTTTTGGAAGGGAAAGAGGCGCACCAGATGACGACCCTTACGATGATGATGATTATTCTTCTCGTTCTTCTCGCGACGAAAGACGTGACCCTAATTATTGGGACGATGCCGACGGTGATGATACAAATAGTAATCATTATCCAATTGGAACACTTGGAAGAAATCCATTTGATGATTTACCAATTCGTTTGGTGACGGATGTAAATCCAATCACGTCTTTATCGGCATTATTACTGGATATTACAAAACAAATCCGTTATATGGATTTGATGTTGATTTCCACGATTAAACCATCTGTTCAACAATTAAACGAACAACAATTATCAATACTCGCCGACGCTTACAAAACGCTTACCAAAATAGGTGATGATTTCCGTAGTATAGAGATTGGTCACGGTATAACATTATCAATTATTGATGTTTTTAATGAAATTATTCCTTTTGGTAGTGGAATAACGAAGGTTTTACTTGATGAATTACGTAAATTGAAAATGGATTTATTAATCGTGGTTAATTCGTTTAAACAAAACGAGATGATTGCGCCACCCAATTTCACACCCACATCATTCTGGGATAATAGTTCTGTTAGAGAGATGGAGGGCGCTGGGCGCTCTTTTTCTGGACGAAATATGTCTGGACGTGATATACCGACAATCTGGAAAGGGGCAATGAGAGAAAGCGCTTATAAATATATGCTTTAGAATACAACACTACCTTCACTATCACTGTCGTATTCACGATTTCCGTCTTCTTGGTAAGCGCGTTCAGGATGTAGTAAATCTTGATGTAAAGAGTTTTCTTCCCTTTTCAATTTTAGTAGTTTTCTTTCTACTTTTCTTCCTCTTTTTGTTATATTGTTATATTCAGCACTGTTCTCATCTAACGTAAGGGATTTTTCAAATAATTCGTTCATTTCATCTTCTAATGGTGGAATTAAGTCTTCGGTTAATATCGTATATCTAATTGCGTCTCTTTCCATATCAGTTAAATCTGGATTATTTATACGACGCTTCCCAGTTCTGGCGTATTCATCCGCTAAACGGTCGTATAATCTTTCATCGCGGTGATATGAATATATTGGGTCTTGAAGAATACGACTGGTTTCTCGGTTAATATTGTTTTCTTCTTCTGGTGTTGCTGTAATAAAATTAGGGAATTCTGTCGCAATTTCTTCTGGAGTTGCCCCAGTTAGTTTCAACCAATTTTCGTAGGAAACAACTGGCGTTTCGCCTTTTTGTTTGCCTTCTTTCCCTTTACCGAATAAGTTTTTACGATTAGTTACACGTGGCGCATTCTGTGCTAACAATGCTTGTCTTCCGTTTATTTCACGACTAATCATTTGACTTAAATCATACTGGTCTGTATCAGTCGTGAATATCAACCATTCTTGTAATTGTGGAGTGCTGGTTTGCCGTATTATTTGTTCTCGTAGTGACGCTGGTTCGGTTGCGAATAAATTTCGTTGCGTCCCATTTGACCCACCAAAAGAATGACGTAATTGTGGATATTGACGACCATCGCCGATTTCTTGGTCTCCCAACTTATTCAAAATCTCGTATGAATGATTGCCCAACACGTCAAACGATTTATCCGTTGGAACTGTGATGGAATGCTTACTTGTATAAGTTGGGTAAAGCAATTTAGATATTTTGCTAACTGGGGCGTATAAACTGGAAACCACGTCCTTACTTGACCTCACATTATATTCATTCGCCAACGGAACTTCACCTCTGTATGCTGGATTAACGTTAATAATCTCTTTCGTATTTTTACCAAGTTTTCTTGATAAAATGGAACCCTGTGAATGCCCAAGAGTTGAAATGTTTTTAGCACCATATTTGCTCTCCGCTTGGTCTTGAATTGATTTGCCTTGTTTATATCTATCTGTGTTCTCGTAATTACCCATCGCATATGCTAAATTATTTCCCCAGTCTTTGAGTGTAGTATCTGTTCCACGATGCGCAACTACAGCGCTCCCATCTGGTTTATAATATACTTTACCGTATTGGTTAGACAACCCATTATCCAGAACCCAGTCACCGATATTCTGTGGCGGTTCATCTTGGTAAGAAGCGTCTAATAAATTACGGACTTCGGTTGCTCTCAATTTGCCTCCTTTTTTCTTCTTAAATGGTGGTAAGTTGCTCATTTTATTATATATAGATATATTAAAATGATAGAAATAATTTACGACAGCGCTGGAAATCTATTCAAAATAGAATGGTTTTACGATTTAGGATACAATCAGGTAATTACATCTTTCACATCAATTTAAAAATATTTGTATATAATAAATGGATAAGGATTTTATCAAGAAATATCTACGATACCACGACGCAATCATTAACGATAAGGTTTTCAATGCGAATACTAAAATGAAAGAACCCAAATTACCTCATCCAACCAGAGTGGAAATTGGCGTGGGTGAAGATATTCATCCACAATTCAAACCATCGTGGGAAGAAGTCAAAAAAGAAGTGGTTGAACCAGAACAGGAAACGCTTAAAGGTAAAGCGTTATTGAAACGTGTATATCAAGGTGGCGCGAAAGTCAGCGCTTCCCAGATTTTAGACAAATTGGAGACCCATTTAGAAGGGCATTTGAAGCGTGGCGATGATGTAAAAAAAGAATTGGCGGATTTAGAAGGGTTGGAAGGTGGCGTTGTCGCAAACAAAATTCCCAAGACAGACGAAATATGGAAATGGTCTAATCCCAAGACGGCGCAAAAAAACGCAACCAAATATTATAAAAAAGATATTTACCGCTCTACCAAAAAGGATAAAAAATATATGATACAAGACCCAGACGGCAAATGGGTTCATTTTGGTCAATTGAATTACGAAGATTTCCAGAAACACGGAGACCAAAAACGCCGTGAAAATTATTTGAAAAGGGCATCTGGAATGAAGGGAGATTGGAGAACTAATCCGTATTCCGCGAATGCTTTGGCGATGAGAATACTGTGGTAAGTGAAACGAATGAATATTGTAGCGCTGGTAATTACCGTAAAAATAAAAAAAATTATATTACTTTTTTTTATTTTCTAAATTTTGGATTTTGTATTTTAATATTGGATTTTGGATTTAATATAATTTGGTGAAATTTAATGCGTGTAGAAAGTTTTCTGCTTTGGGATTAATACCCCAGATTTTATTCTTGGCGATTTTGCGTTTTGGTGTGGTATCGTAATCCTTCTTGACCATTAATGTTTGTCTGGTTTCTTGGTTGCGATAGTAGTGTTGTTCGTAGTTCAACCAAGTCTTCCATCCAATATTTACAATATCCACGTCGTATCTTCTTGGGTTTAATACTGGGGTAGGGTCATTAAGGTCTGGCGTATCTGGATACACCAGATAAATTGAATTGGTGTGGATTTTCAACATCTTTTTTCCGTTGGTGTTGTATCCATCAACTAAATCTTCTTCCACCAACAATACGCCATCAATATATTTCGGTGTGGGATAAACTGTGATGGGAACTACTTCTACGACTGGTTCTGGTTCTGGTGCGGTTTTGATTTTGAAGAAATCTTTGTGTGTCTTGTATTCAGTCTTGGTTCTATCCACTTCAAACTTGTCTGGGTAATTCTTCATCAAAAAATATCCCTTGTAAGAAA